GATCACGAGCATTTATGTCAGTCCCGGTATATGCCGGGAAGTTGACAGCACTTGTTTCAATTACCTTTCTGATCTTCTGNATGCGTCTTGTGGGAGTCTCTGTATCAAGATTCTCCCATTTCTCTTCACTNACATAAAAAATAAAAGACATCCCATCGATGTCCCCACGTTTTACNGAGCTATGAAGTGCCTTGGCTTCCGAATTNTTCTCNACATCGAGATNAGCCTTTATATACAANCCACGCTCATCTGTTCTGAGCAACATGGTAGAGTTACCATTGTTCCTACGACTTCTAGCAAGCGGAATCTTTCTTAGATCGTGATTAACGCTGAATAATACATCGTCAAAGTCACAACCATCAAAGGCTCCACGCTCAATGATCTCGTAGAACCAATCGCCAATGCTAGTCTTCTGATCGTATACAGCTGGATGTCCTTCGATATAGTTCCCATCATCCACCGCTCGAAGATCGACAAGTCCGAAGTTACGAATTACAGGTGCATCTTTAACCGGCAATGTGCTATTCTTGCTCATTGTTCGTTCCTCCCTTTGTCTTGTCCTTATTTCCCATTTGATAGGCATTGATTAGAGCAATATCAATATAATTCAATGATTGCGTTATTCTTTCCCCGCCTGCGCGTGGTGGATAACCTAATAAAGCAAGCTTTTGATTATCATTCAATAACCCTTGTTCTCCAGCTGTCTTCATAACCTCAAGCTTAGCTTTAGTGCTCATGTACATCATATCTTTCTGATAGAACACAATTTCATTACCTACTTCTAACTCACGAGAAGTAAATATTGCCTTAGAAAAAGCTTGTCCCAGACTAATAACAAGCGGCTCTAGCGTACCTTCATAGAAAGCCTGGTACTGATCATCGTTATAATCACGAGATAATATTGCTTTAGAGACGCCATACCAATGCAATGCCTTATTCTCAAGGAATTCTAAAGTATCTTTGTCTACCATCTTGGGATCTAGTGGCAATGGCGTGTAGTCACCCTTCATATCTAAAGCAACTATTCCGCTGGTGCCTTTCTCAATTGCATCCTCTAGCTTTTTCCTTTCCGCTTTCTGACCATCATCATCCGTCACCGTGTGTATCTTAAGAATTCCGCGAATGGATAGACTTGACTTGACTCCTTTTTCCAATCCTTGCAATACTGTGTCATTGATTTCTAGAACCTTGAGAAGAGCTGCATTATCTGGCCTGCCATCTAAGCCGCCACCCATGATCTCGTTTCGAGAAAATTTCTTCCTGAGGTGAATCACATCAGAATAGGGTATGGTGAAGTGATCTCCACCAGAAAAGTATAATTTGACATGCAATGTCCCAATTCCATCTTGAATAAAATCTACTTGAGACGGATTCATTGGATAAAAACCTGTATAATTTCTTGACTGATTACCAGATGGATCTGTATACAACTCGTATGTTGGTAATATAAAAGCGTTGTAATTTAAATAGAGCAACCAGATGATTTTCTCTAGAAAATCTTTAGTAGTCATGAGCTCATTAGGTGAGAATTTAAATAAACGATTCAAGCTACCTTTGGGAACGTGTTGCATCTCTTTATTATCAATACGAATATGCTTTGGCTGTAGCTTACTGATCTCAGTAGCGATAATATCAATGCAATTTTGCACAACATCAGATTTATAAACATCATTTCCAAACGAACTGAATATTGCTGCATACCCGCTTAGTAATTTTGCTCTGGTAAACTGCTTTACGTCGGAGTATATACTCTTCAATCGATCAATTATCTTCATTCCATCACCCCGCTCNCTTCGATAACTCAATAAATTCTGATCGATTATCAATGTACACCCGATAACAGATGATCTTCGTTACAGTGCCATCAATTTTCTTATCCTCTTTACCCTGGATCTTTACAGGCATTTGCTCCAATTTATTGTTGACAGCAAGAGATGTATTCTCAAGGCAGAACCGGTCTAGAGAATCATTGTTGTAATTCAATAACTTACTTCGAAGGTCTGCTTCAACCAATTTCATCGGCTCGGACATTGGTCCCCAATCCTGCATAACTCGAACCATATCAAAGCCGATTTCCTCCATCTCCTTTACCCAATAAACTGCCGACCATTTGTCATAGCCGATCTTATAAAATTTAATTCCGAATTCCTTAAACATTTTTACGTACCAAGCTGTTACCAGTCGGAAATCATTTTCATTACCATCGGAAACAGTAATCTTACCTGATCGAATCCACTCCTTGAACTTGGGTAAGTCCTCACTTGAAAGAGTAGCTAGCTTGGATTCCGGAATGAAGTATTGGGATATCGTGTACTTCTTTCCTCCACGCATGAACAACGCCCTGGCACATGCAAGGTCACCTGATTTAGAGAGATCCACACCACCGATTGCGAAGGATCCGCGAAAATCTTCAATGTTAAATGTTTCTTCATTGTTGATCTCCTCAGCCAGTAACCAAGCAGCTGCGTTGTTTTGCTTAATATTAAAATCTTTAGCCAACATAAAAACCCGTTCGGCTTTATCTCGCTGAGCCTTACGGATTTGGTCTTTGATGTATTTGGTTTTCTTAATAGGTCCTAGACTCGGGTTTGACTTATGCCATGTGCGCTGATCTTGCCATACCTCTTGCTCACTGTCCTGGGTATACAACCAGACAAGAATCGTTGCATCCTCAATTTCACCATTCAATACCCCGCGACCATATTTCAGCTCTTGATCCAGATAGCCATCGTTCACAAAACCCTCAGTCGTGATATTGATAAACCAAGGTTCATCCTTCGTAGACTGTGACTGGTCAATGGATTTAGCAATGACGTTGGTCTTCATCTCATTCGATTCATCAACGATCGCACCGTCGATGTTCCGGCCTTCCTTATTCTTCGTCTTGTCCGAAATCTTGAATACCCGACTCTTATTCTTAATATTATAGATGCCTTTCATGTTCTTATGCGTCCGTTTGTTCTTAGGATCGAATTGCTCACGCATATTATTGATTTCACTAAAGATAATATCTGCCTGACCATCATCATTGGATGAACATGCAATATCATTCCCGCCGGTACCGACCATAATCTCAGTCAATGATAATGCAGCGCATAGTGTAGACTTCCCATTCTTACGAGCAATTAATAGGATCGCTTTCTTGAACCGACGAAGTTTTTTCTTAGGCATTTCTTCATCGTAATAATTGCGGTACCCTTCTTCTGTCCATTTGAATGAATAGAATACCTCAATGAATGCTTTCTCCCATAACTCAAGCTTGAATGGTTTCCCAAAGAAAGGGCTTTTCGTATGTCGGCAAAAATTCTCGATGAACTTAATTCGAAAATCAGCATCAGATGTGTCATATTCATAAGCAGGATTGTCTAGATCCGCGACCAGGTTATTAAGCAGCTGGTGAAGCTCCTGCCCAATAACGATCTCACCACGATCTATCGCTTGCTTATATTGTAATAGATAGCTAGTCGGAGCTTCCGGCATTTTCTCGTATGAATTTATCAAACTCATCATCATCCTCAATTATGCTCTTCATCAGAACTCCATTAAGAGTTTTAATAACAACCGCATAAGCATTCACATTCTTCAGGTATTGTTTGGATGCTTCTACAGGCTTTTGTAGATCCGGATTCGTTGGATGAAACTTAATCATGCCTGTTATGGCCAACTTCTTACGCAGCTCGTAGTTTTCAGATTTAAGGAATGCAGCATCCTCAATCAAGCCCTGTACCATATCAGCCTTATCCGGCTCTACTTTTTGGAAGATGTTTTGCAACTTCAACAACTCTTTGTGGAACACATCTTTTTTGTCCAGAAAATTCACCACCTCTCAGATTTTCAAAATTTCTGGTTTGTGTGAAAACAGTGCCCCCCCTACGGTCCCTGAGACTATTGATAATGATTAAAGACCGGGGGGCTACTCTATTGATTCCAATTCATCTAGTAGATCGTTCGAACGATCGCCTGTATCATATCTAGCAATCGTTGAAGCAATATGCATTGCACCGAATGCTCCGGCTGGTATCTTCTTGTATTCCTCAAGCATGAAGCGAGCATTCTTAATAGCATCATCCCAACGAAGAGCATCTTCACTACATTCAGTAGCTTGAGCAATTCTTAAACCCTTAATCCTATTGTCGATCTCGTCCCTTACATGTTCATCGGTATGTTCACGAGCATACTGCAATATATCCAGTAACTTATTAAATACCTCAGTTTCCGTAAGTCTTATATCCACGCTCAATACTGTTGACATCACTCATTCACCCTCTCTATATAATCCTCTCTCATAATCTCATACCATTTGCAATCTGTTACCGTGCCATCGATAAGTCTAGTGTCTGCTTTCCATAATCCGCAGATATTACCTCCGAATCTTTCGACAATACGATCGTATGACTGTTCAATAGGATTACCAACCTGTACATTAAACCTCAACTTATTAAATTTAAACACCATGAACAAATCATCAATAACCTTCATCATTGCTTTAGAGAATGCGATAGACGATCCTGTGAAATTAATAGCAGAGAAGCTGGTTACATTCAATGTGTCACGCTCAATCGAATATCCCAATAATCCAACCACCTTGCTATCTTCCAAAACAGCGTATTCCATCCGTTCCCATGTAGTATCAGGAGCGGTATACTTAACCCTCCACGAATACGACCAGTAGAACTTAAACTTCTCATCGAATGCATGTTTAAGAAACAACTCTTGAATAGCTGCCTCATGTTTTATAGCTAGTTCAATCAATGTGAATCACTCCCCATACTCCCAAACATTTGGGATTATCATTCATGGTATTGCTCAAACCATTTATCGATATACTTCTTCCATTCATCCTTGCGGTACCGCCTGTCTTCATCAGCATCTAACCGCCTAAGACATTCATCTTGACTTACATTGCAAAAAATAAGATCAGCCCCTAAGTCATTGGCTAATCTCTCACGCTTATATTTATCTGCATAACCACCGATAACCCAAGCACTATTCCATTTACCTAACCTGGTCTTAATGTTATCGATCAATAGATTGTGTATACCTATTACATTGCTAAACACTCCATCAGGTTTATCATAGTAAGGCAGCATGGTTACAGCTGAGTAAAGCCTGTCCATATCTACAACCAAATCACCTCTTGATAGATGATGCATAACAAATGTATTCTTCCCTGACATTGGAGGACCATAGACAATATTAACGCCGTTGGATGCCTGATACCCGAATCGCTTATGAATCTTATTATGGCATTCATGATGAACAACCATTATGTTATCTGGATTAAGAGATATCATGACATCATGGACATTCTCAGGTGTTAGCTCAATTTTGTGATGAAGTGTTAATTCTCTCGACCTAGCAACAATCCCAGTACAGTATTCACATTGCAAACCTCGCTGGTTAATAATAACCATTCGGAATGCTTGCCACTCATCACTTGCATAGAATGATTTAAGAATTGCATACTTAGCCATTTACCATGTCTCCGTTCTTAGCTTATTCACTTCGAGTTGCATTCGCTCGATTCTTAGCTTAAGTTCTTCGACAGTCAATTCATTACGATCGAACTGATCTAGTAATGATATACATTTAATCTTACGACCTTGAACAGCAGTAAGTGCATTGTGTATTTGAAGAATACGCTCGAGCTTTTGAGGTTCTTTCGTCTTCTCTTCAACAATCCGCTTTCGCTCAACAATAGCCGGTTGGAACTTCGGTACTCCATCAACGAACTTTAATGTTTCCGCTCCTTCAGCATCGCCATCTTCTTCCTGATAGTATTCATACCTACGCTCGATACTAAGCTTGTCTAAACCCTCGTCAATTTCCTTCATGTTTTTCATCATGAGAAATTCACGATAGTCTAGCAACGTTATTTCATTCAGTAGGATCTGACGAGGATCTGTCTCGACCTTCATGAGCTTCACCTTATGCTCTACAGCAATTTGGCTTAACCACATCGATTCATAGTTGCCATTCTTATAAGCATTCCTATTCCCTGGAGGAGCTGACCCGCCTTTATTGCCTACTGCATTCTTATTTCCTTTAGGAGCACCTTTACCAGGACTAGGTTTAGCATCCCATGCATCAAGATACTTCCATTTACGAACAAGGCCTGGTGAAATTCCTAATTCTCTTGCAATCGATGCGGAATCTCTTGTTCGACCGCTTTTCACCCACAATCGGAATGCCTTGTCTCGATTCTCACTCTTATGTCTACTCATGTCATTTCACCACACCTCCGAACGTTGTTGGATTTGGGTTAACTATTTGATTTGATCACCTCATGATAAAGCACCTCCGAACGCAATTGAGTTTGAATGGAACACTTTTACATAAATTTTGTAAATTGTTACTAATGACCATTATCTTCGACGACTAATTTCCTAGCCGTAATCTACTAATATTTGGGTCTGGAGTGCATCATTCTGGTAAGATTGTTTCACTCGAAAATCATTCTCTTTTTTGTCTCACTTCAATATATGCAAAATCATTTATCCACTGGACTCCGAAAAAACCTTAGAAATGATGCACTCAAGTCAGTATAAAGCGGCTATTGCTCGATCCATCATGTCTTGGGAATAGCCAATATAGATGAGTGTTACTGCTGGATCCGTGTGCCCGAACATCTCCATTAGTAACGCTATGTTATTTGGATCAGCCATATATAATTGATACCCCCATGTCTTCCGTAATGTATGGCAGCCAATTTCACTTAATCGAAATTCCTTAGCAGCATCATTCAAAAATCGATAAGCAGTGGTGCGATCGATCGGTTGATTCTTTAACCGACTGATCGTCTTCTTCTGGCGACTGGCAAATAAATAATCTGTATCCTTGTGTCCAGCAATAAATCGATCTAGATCATCACGTATGCTGGGATGAATGATAAACTTCTTCTTATGCTTATTCTTGGTCTCTGTCATGTGGACATGTGATCCTCTCACCATTCCCACTCTTAATCGA